TTACCTGTACCATTACGACTTCCACTATCATCTCCGCCTTGATCTAAGTTTTCACCTAGCACAAGTGTTAATTGCTCGCGATTAAAGTTTACAGCTTGGGTCTGATTGCCCACGCTCATAAAATTCTTCACAGTCAAATCCTTAATTTTTATCATAATTCGCTATAAATGTCCATAAGTGTTTTTTTGTTGAAGTTATCTGAGTCAATTGCAGCGATTTCGCCAGCAACAATTTGATCTACACTTTCAAACTGTGCAATGTCTAATTGAGTACTAATATCTTCTAGTGACTTTTGTGGAATCAAACTAATTTCACGACAGTTGTATTGAGTAATGAATGTTTCCTTAATGAAACTTGCTTCTTCATAGCTGATAGGCAAGTCCAAGTTGACACGCAAGTACATATTGGGCTTAATAAACGTAGTTTGCTCGTCAATAAGTTTGCTAAGTTTAACTGTACGATACTTTGGACACTCTGGCCAGTTAATGTACTGTGGTTCCTTATCGTTTTCACGATCGAGTACCATCATACCACGGTCATCGTCCCATGTATCAGCATAGTTGTGCGGAAATGCATTACCAATGTAATGCACTGCACCTTGTTGTTGACGTTTGTGGAAGTGTCCGCTAAAAACATACTTTTGATTAACAAAATCTTCTGCACGTAGCTCACCATGATCGGGCATTTGTACCATTGCGTTCATAAAAAACGTAGGAAGTTCAAAGTGACCAAATATATACTTGCTTTTTAGATGTTTTAGCTTTTTCCACTCGTCGCCTACTAGCCAAGGAACAATAGTTACATCGTCTATGGTGGTAATTTCGTCAACAAATGTAATACCTGGAATGTGTTTAGCAAACGCAGTTGAATTAACAGTGCGCTTGTCTTTGTAATACAGGTCATGATTACCATCAAAGAAGAAAAACTGCTCAAAAGCAGCACCTAGCTTCTCCATACTACGGATAGTTGCATCCATAGTAGTAAGATTTAATGAATTTCGATTGTGATGCCAGTCGCCGCAAAAGATACCAGTTTCACAACCGTTGGCTTTTGCAGTTTTGATGAACCAATCAACAAAATCTTCACAATCTTGATTGTGAATCTTTGAATTACCCTTTAATCCAAAGTGTATGTCTGTAAAGACTGCTGCTTTTTTAAACAAAAGTTATTGCTCCATAAATTTGTATATCTTTATAGTATACAGGTTAATGTTAATAGTGTCAAGAGATTATTTGTTACCTAGTTCTTTTTCTCTACGTTGTTGTGCTTCCCACTCGCCTTGATTTTGTCGTGTAAAGCTAGGATTCATGTTGTTCATTTCTAAAATATCATCACGAATGTTTTGATTACGCTTTTCAATGTTAATAACACGCACAAAACTGTTAGTAACTGCGGCTGTATAGTATGCAAACGGATTATCTGACTTTGATTCGTCAAACTGCAACCCGATTTGTGCTAACTGTAGGATAGCTTGCCCGCGCATTTCATCGTTATAAGTGTATCCACGTACATTACCACGAGTAGCATATCGATCACATAGTTTCATCCACATAAGAGCAAGTTTATTTGTAGCCATACCGCCGCCTAGATTAAAATGTCCGTTTTCCATTCCGCTTGACCAATGACTTTTGCCCACACACTTTAGATTATCTTCTTCATCAAACTTAAAATGTTGGAAAGGTGGAAAGTTAAGTTTTACTTTGTGATCGGCAACTGTCTTTGGTGTCTTCTTGCGCCCCGGCTCGTCTGGAACATGCTCAAATGTCATAATGCGAAATACTAATGAAGTTTTTTTAATTTTTCTGTAATCAATTTCGCACTCAGCAAGTTTAATTTTTTCTCCTGCTAGTTTACGAGCTTCAAATGCTTCGTGTTGTAAGCGTTTAGCTTGTACTCTTTTAGCTTCTGCAATAGTTCTAATATTGATTTTGTCAATATTAGGCAAAATAAGATCAAACTGATGATCAGTATTTGATACAAAGCTACAAAATGTACTCTTTGATTTGTGTATTTCTTTAAGTATATCTTTGTTATTTAAATAGTTAACTTTTCTCATGAACTCTCCAATAGTTATAATACATTATAATATACATACTTAATTTTGTCAACTAAATAACATATAGGAGACAACAAATAATGGCAATTAATTTCGGCGGCCTAAAACAACAGGCATCAGCAGCACTTTCGTCAGCAGCATCGCAGGCTCGCAATTCAGTGTCTCCACAAGCATCAGCAGCAGTAAACAACCTATTAGGTAGTGCTGCTAGTTTTGGTCAAGGATTAATTGGACAAGCTGGTAACGCAGTAAAAGGCATTGCTGAGGATATATTTAGTGCTAAAAACTTTATGAGTTTATTGCGTGGCGGCGGCCTTCCTAAGTTTGGTATGCCAGGAGCTGTTGGATTTTCAGAAGTTAGCTGGCAAGGAGCTGATAACGATGACTGGCGTGTCCGACTTTCTTTACCACCAGGTATGGGTTTAGAACCAACACTTTCGGCAGCATTAGCAGAAACAAACGGAATGATTTTTCCGTATACGCCTAGTATTATTATGTCGCATAGTGCTACTTACAGCCAAGTTAAACCTACACACAGTAACTATCCTTTTCCTGTTTATCAAAGTAGTCAACCTGATAACATTCAGATCAGTGGAGATTTTATTATTGAAAATGAATCAGAAGGAGTATATTGGGTAGCAATGGTACACTACTTGAGAAGTGTTACGAAAATGTCCTACGGTAATTCAAGCAATCAAGGTAGTCCGCCACCAGTAGTACAACTTAACGGCTACGGCGATTATGTTTTTAAAAATGTTCCAGTTGTAGTTCAACAATTTACTTGCGAACTGCCGCCAGATGTAGATTATATCTACATACCCTCACTAGATACCTGGGCACCAACTAGATGCAACGTAGCAGTAGTATTGATGCCGACATACAGCAGACGAGCTGTACAACAATTTAGCCTAGACAAGTTTGTCAGTGGCGGATATGCCAAAGGCAACGGACAAGGATTTATCTAATGGCAAATTATATTGGAACTAGTCCTTGGTTTAACACACCTACACAAGAAGGTCAGTATCTTGACATTTTAAAAATACGACCTATCCCTGCAGAATCAGACGATGTATTAGTTACAATACAGCCTCAGTATACACATCGCCCTGATCTGTTAGCATTTGACTTATATGGCGATAAAGACTTATGGTGGGTTTTTGCCCAACGCAATATGGAAATACTTAAAGATCCTGTATTTGATTTAATAGCAGGAATACAAATTTATGTACCCAAAGGCGCCGCATTATCAAAAGTATTAGGAATATAATATGGCAGTAGTTCCGCAAAATGTAGCGTCGAGATTAAAAGCAGCAGGAAAAAGTTTTTCTGATACTATTGATGCAGCTACCCCGCAACTAATTTCATCGGCTAAAAAGTTTGCGCAAAGCGGTAATATTTCAGTTGACGGAGTTTTAGATTCTGTATCGGGATCTGTACAAGACTTAAAAGGTGCAACAGTTAATCTTGCAAATAGTTTAAATGGGTTAACTGGCCCAGGAATAGGACAAAGTTTAGTTGGTAACATTGCTAGTGGGTTAGGCGTCGGCATAATGGATAGAATTAAAGGCGGCCTAGGCGGATTTTTAGGAGCATCGTTCGGTGGCGGCTTTGGATCACCAAACGGAATGAGCGGCAGTGCACTTCCTAATCCGCTAGAACAATTTACCAGCTTCAATTATGTCTTTACGTTGGGATGCCTAACAGCACAAGAACTATCATTTCCAGATGTCACATACCGTCGTAGGGATCCCAGTATTGTAATACTTAGAAGCGGCGGCGGCCCAACACCCGGCAGTGCAACGTTGTATGAAGCAAAAGGAAAAATTGAATACTTTATTGATGATGTTGAAATTGCAACTATTGTCGCCGGCAATGACGGTACTCGGTCTACAAATGCAACAAGTATTAGTTTTAAAGTAACCGAACCTTACAGTATGGGGTTATTTTTACAAGCATTACAAGTATCAGCAATACGAGCAGGTTATCCTACTTACATTGATGCTCCGTATCTTCTTACTGTAGAATTTAAAGGCTACAATGATGCTGGACAATTTATTCATGCAAGTAACTTACGCAGAATGTTTCCTTTAAAACTGGTAAACATTGAATTTGATGTAACAGAATCAGGCAGTGTATATTCCGTAACTGCAATTCCTTATCAAGAAACTGCATTAACTGACGAAACACAAACAACACATACTGACACAACCTTTACAGGAGCATCTGTTGCTGAAATGTTACAAACAGGAGCTAATAGTTTAACCCGTATTATAAACGATAGACAACTTGCAGGCGAAAAAGCCGGCAAAACAAAAAAAGCTGATCAATATATTATAATGTTTCCAAACACTTCATCTTCAAATGAAGAATCGCAACAGTTTATGATGGGACAACCGGAAGAGACAGCAGACGATACTGCAACTACTCGAGAATTTACTGACGAAGAAATAAGAAAATTTTATATATCGCAAACAGGAGACATAAATGGAAAAGTTCCAGTTGATTATAGAAATGAAATAAAAAATGCTGCCGGAATAACAATTAAACGATCTAGTATTGGAGAAAATATTCGCGAGTATGCCGAAAAAACACAAAACATGAACGACATTGGCAAAGCTAAGATTACTAAATCTAATTTTGACAGTAGCAAACGACCACTTGCAACACCTACTAATTCAGAAAGTGAAACAATCAAAGGCAAAGTAGATAGATGCAAAATACAAATATCGGGCGATGTACGCACTGGTACATTTGCAGCAGGGCAAAAAATACAAACTATAATTGAAGAAGTTATTATTGCTAGTGATTACGGCAGAGCAATTGCATCTAAGACGCCAGACAAATATGGAATGGTTCCTTGGTTTAGAATTCAAACGCAAGTTTATAATAGTGACTCTAGTCCCGAAGTAGTTTCACAAACTGGAACCCCGTCAAGAATATTTGTTTATAGAGTTGTGCCGTATCTTGTACATATAAGTATATTTCAATCTGCTAGTGCAAAAAGCCCTGGCATTCCTCAATTAAAAACCCAAGTAGCTAAAGAATACAATTATATCTATACAGGAAAAAATAAAGATATTATTAATTTTGATATTAGATTTAATACTGCATTCTTTTCAAGTATTGCCGGCGACCTTGGTCAAGCAGGTGCAGATAGTAAAACTGCTATTAAAAATGAAACTACTTCGAGTGGTCAAAGAGCAACACCTAGTACTTCTAAAGGAAATGCGTCAGCAGGAAATCTTGGCAAAACTCTAGATAGAGTAGTTACTCAAAAAAATAAGACTACGTTAGATGGTGCCCATCCTGAATCGCAAGTTGCTAGAATGTTTAATGATGCATTAGTTAATAGTAGTGTTGATTTAGTTATGGTTGATTTAGAAATACTAGGCGATCCATATTATATTTGTGATAGCGGGATGGGCAACTATAATGCATTGCAAGTTCCAGGAGTACTAAACATTACAGCCGACGGCACAATGAATTATGAAAATGGGGAAGTTGATATTGCACTTAACTTTAGAACTCCATTAGACTACGGTCCAAATGGTTATATGGAATTTCCAGGCGGCGGCACTACTCCTGTAGGAGAATTTAGTGGATTATATAAAGTAATATTTTGTGCTAATAAATTTAGTAACGGACAATTTACACAAACTTTACAAACTATACGTAGACCAAGGCAGGATGACGATAATCTTGCACCAGCTACTAGCACGCTAGTTAATACAGATAATGCAGGAGGACAAATAACTACTACTCCGGCTAACCCAGCTGTTGGTGCAAGTTCAGAAGGCACAGCAGGCGAAGCTGCTGCAAGAAGAAATGTAAACGGAGCATCTAACTCAGGAGCTGGTACACAATCAGAAGGCACCGCCGGCGAAGCTGCTGCACAACGACTAGCTAGTAAGCCAAATCCGGCTGCTGGAAGTACGTATGATGATGCACCGTTAAGAGCGTTGAGAGCAAAACAAGCAGCTAATATTTCTGCACAACAACAATCAGGATCGTTCTAAGGAATAAACAATGGCAACAGAAGCAAGAACCCCAGGTGATAATATATTTGAAGGCCCTGGTCCCTTTTTGGCTGTGGTGCGCAATCACTTAGACACTGAGTACATGGGTTCACTAGAAGTTGAATTGTTAAAATCATCAACTGAAGGAAACACCACAGACGTTACTGGCGAAATGGCAATAGTAAGTTATCTAAGTCCGTTTTACGGAATTACACCTTACGACGGAACAAGCGACAACAACGGATTTGATTATACTCAAAAAAGTTACGGAATGTGGGCAGTGCCACCGGACGTCGGGACACAAGTACTAGTTATATTTGCAGAAGGAAATAAAAGTCGAGGATTTTGGATCGGCTGTGTACAAGAAAAGTTTATGAACTTTATGGTACCTGGAAATGCAAGTACAAAATACAACAAAGAAAATCAAACTGCAATTTCTCCTGTTGGAGAATACAACAAAAGAAATGAACCAGGCGTTGGTAACGACCCTACGCAGTTTTTAAAACCTGTTAACACGGATGCAATAGCACAACTTACTAAAGCCGGCTTACTTAGTGATCCAATTAGAGGCACTACTAGTTCCAGTGCTAGACGAGAAGTACCTAGTATGGTATTTGGAATGAGTACACCCGGCCCGCTAGACCGTAGACCAGGAAAGCCTAAAGTAAAAGTAGGTGCTGAAAATGCACAAACAGAAATTCCATCATCGAGACTAACTGGTTCAACTTTTGTAATGGATGATGGCGATCCTAGTTTGTATAGAAAAGGCCCAGCTGCAACAACTCCTAGTGAATATGCAACATTAGATCAAGGCGGTGATCCAACACTGCCTATGAACGAATTAGTAAGAATTAGAACACGTACAGGACATCAGATACTTTTCCACAATACAGAAGACTTAGTGTATATTGCACACGGAAGTGGTCAAAGTTGGATTGAAATGACAGCCGGCGGAGCAATAGAAGTTTATTCAAAAAACAATATTAGTTTTAAATCAGATAATGATATAAATTTTACTGCTGCAAAAAATATTAATTTAAAAGCTGGAGCAGATGTTAATATAGTTGCAGCAAATCAGATGGCAACACAAACTGGTGCAAACTGGGATTTATTAGTGGGCGCTGACGGTAGATTAACTTGCGCAGGAACTAGTAATATTGCTAGTGCAGGCCATTACGAAACTGCATCGGTTATACATATGAACGGGCCGGCGGCAGCAGTTGCTGCGGCCCCGTCTCCGCCATCGGTAATACCTAGCGGATCAGGAAGTGCATCTGGAACTCCGGTTGCTGTAAAAGACGGTGCTACAGTGCCTTTAGGAGATACGTATGAAAAATGTGCTCCGGGTACAGTTGCAGCATCGGGATTAACATCAGCAGAACGAGCAGCAATAAGTAATACAACTGTTACAAGCACACCTTCGAGAAATGCATCAGGTGCAAGTTCCGAAGGAGCAGCAGGAGAAGCAGAAGCAAGAGCAGGAGCAGTTACTACACCGCCTTATGATGATGCTATTTTAAGGCAAGCAAGAGCCGGAGCAGCAACAGTTACTAGTACTGTGTCTAGAACAGGCCGACAAGATTAAGGTAAATACAGTATGAGCACACTAGAGAAAAATCTTTATAAACAAATTACTGTAAAAGGTACTACTCGTCCTGACTATGGTATAGGTGAAAAAACCTATAGGGGATTTTCTACAGTTAATCCAAACAATGTTGGATTTCAACTGTATGATTTACAAATTGTAAAACAAGATATTATTAATCACTTTCATATTCGTCAAGGCGAACTTTTAAGCAATCCTAATTTTGGTACAATTATTTGGGACATTCTATATGAACCATTAACTGAAAATATCAAACAGATTATTGCTGAAAATGTAACTACTATTATTAACTACGATCCTAGAGTAAGTGTTACTAACATAGTAGTTGATCAGTACGAAAGTGGCTTACAAATAGAAGCAACATTGATATTTTTACCCTACAATATTGTAGAAAATATGCAATTAATATTTGACCAAAATAACGGATTTTTAGCCAATTAATTATATACGTGGTTTATTCAAATTAATAAATACACTATAAGTTAAGAGGAAAGCAAATCCATGTCAAGTACAGACAGACAAAACCGTTTATTAGTAGCAGAAGATTGGAAGCGTATCTATCAGAGTTATAGAAACGCCGACTTCAAATCATACGACTTTGACAATTTACGTCGAACAATGATCAATTACATTCGTCAAAATTATCCAGAAGATTTTAACGATTACATTGAAAGTTCAGAGTACCTTGCACTTATTGATCTAATTGCTTTCCTAGGTCAAAACATTGCTTTCCGTACTGACTTAAATGCACGTGAAAACTTTTTAGAGCTTGCAGAACGTAGAGAATCAGTTCTCCGTCTTGCACGTTTGCTTTCCTACAATCCTAAACGTAATCAAGCAGCAAACGGGTTGCTTAAAATTGAAAGTGTTAACACAACAGAAGTTGTTAGAGATTCAAATAACATAAACTTAGCAAACCAAACAGTTATCTGGAACGATCCAAGCAACCCTAATTGGCAAGAACAATTTACTAAAATTTTAAATGCAGCGCTGCCTGTTAATTCTAGTATTGGACGCCCTGCAAAAAAAGATACAGTTGCAGGTGTACCTACAGAGCAGTATAGATTAAGTAGTGCTAATACTGAATTGCCAGTATACGGATTTAATAAAACAATTAGCGGATCAACTAGTAGATTTGAAATTGTCTCAACTGATGTAGACAACGGCGAAATTAAAGAAGAAGCACCGTTTCCAGGAAACAACTTTGCATTCCTTTACAGAAACGACGGCAAAGGTCCTGCAAGTTCTAATACTGGTTACTTCTGTCACTTTAGACAAGGTGCAATGGACCAAGGTACATTTACAGTTGACAGTCCGAGTACTAATCAAGTTGTTGCAATTGATGCAACTAATATTAATAACTCTGATGTATGGTTGTATAAAGTTGACAACTTTGGTCTTGAAGAAGAACTATGGTCAAAGGTTGATGCTGTTGAAGGCAACAACGTAATCTACAATAGTTTAAGCAAAAGTATTAGAAACATCTACAGTGTACTTACAAGAGCAAATGATAGAATCAGTTTAATATTCTCTGATGGTACATTTGGTAACTTGCCACAAGGTAATTTTAGAGTATATTACAGAACAAGTAAAAATCAGCGTATCGTAATTGAGCCGGCAGATATGCGCGGTGTTAGTATTAAAGTTCCGTACATCAGTAAAACTGGTAAAACAGAACAGGTTACAATGGTATTTCAATTAAAGTATACTGTTGATAATGCAAGTTCAAGCGAATCAAGTGCAAGTATTAAACGCAATGCACCTGCAACTTACTACACACAGAACAGAATGATAACTGCTGAAGATTATCAAATTGCTCCGTTAAGTATTAGTCAAGAAATTATTAAAGTAAAAAGTGTTAACAGAACTGCAAGCGGAATTAGTCGTTATCTAGATCTAGTAGATGCAACTGGAAAATACTCTAAAACTAACTTGTTTGGCATCGATGGTATTATAACAAAAGAGTTTTTAATACCTAAATTAAAATTTAGTTTTATTTCTAAAACTGATATTGAAGGTGCAATTGCAAATATTATAGAACCTATACTCACTGATAAAAAAATTAAAAACTATTACTATAATAGTTTTCCTAAAACTCTAGTAGGCGACTTAGGAATAACTTGGAATAGTCAAACAGTCGATACAAATCAAAATACAGGATATTTTACTAACACCGTTGGCACACGTTCTCAGCTAAGTGCATTTACTGCAAGTACATTGAAATTATTAAAACCAGGAACACTTGTTAAATTTGAACCACCGGTAGGAAAGTATTTTCAAAGTGAAAATGATAATAAATTAGGTAATATACTTAGTTCGGGTATACCGTCAGGCGGCACGTTATACAAATGGACTAAAATTATCAGTGTAGTAGGCGACGGAACAGCAACAAATGCAGACGGCACCGGACCAGTAATGCTTAATGATAATATTCCAGGTGATTTACTGGACGTAGCAAATCGTGCAAGGCTTACACAAATAATACCTAGACTAGCAACAGAATTACAACCAGCTGTTTCTCTACAATTGATTGATCAAGTATTTGCATACAATAGCTTTGGTTTAAGATTTGACGTTAATATAGGCGAATGGCGAATAGTTACAACTAACAACTTAAACATTGACAGTCTCTTTAGTATTGGTAAAACTGGTGATACAACTAATCAACAATTAGATGCAAGTTGGTTATTACTGTTTGAAACAAACGGTGAAACATATACAATTACATATCGTGCTAGTAGATATGTATTTGAAAGTGCTGAAGAAATTAGATTCTATTTTGATAGCTCGGATAAAATTTACAACAATAGAACTGGTAAAATTATTAAAGATAAAATTTCAGTTTTAAACATTAATAAGTCTCCTGATTTAACTTCGCCGTTTGCTGTTGATTTTGATTGGGAAATCGTTGAAGAATATAGAGACGCCGAAGGTTATGTAGACAGTAGCAAAATTCAAGTTAGCTTTTTTGACGGTGACGACGACGGTGTAGTTGATGATCCTCAAATATTTGATGAAATAGTAAATGAAACTGTTAATCCGTTAACCAAGTATGTATTTCAATTAAAGACAACTACTATTGATGGTGTAGAAGAATATAATTATATTTCAACAGCCGTTTCAACGGACCTTGGAAAATATGTATTCTCAGATGGTACAGGCAGTATACAAGTAATTGATACTAAGATTTCTTTATCTAATACAACAATGGCTGATAATAATCAAATATTTTATTTTATAGCAGAAGATTTATTTCAGATTTTAAATAAAACAACAGGCGTTCTTACTACGACACAAAGCTATCTTGCTAAAATTGGTCGCGATAAACTTAAATTTCATTATGTACATGCAGCAGATGCAAGTAGCAGAATTGACCCAAGTGTAAGTAATATTGTAGATGTGTATCTATTAACAAAGTCATATGATAATAACTTTAGGCTTTATATTGACGGCACAGTAAGTACAAAACCTCTTTCACCGAGTAGTGATCAATTGTATTTAAATTACGGACAATCACTTAACAAAATTAAGTCAATTAGTGACGAAATTATTTATCATCCAGTTAAGTATAAGATACTGTTTGGAGAAATAGCCGATGCAACACTACAAGCAAAATTTAAAATTGTAAAGAATCCTGATATTGTGATTAACGATAATGACATTAAAACTAGAGTAATTGCAGCAATCAATGAATTTTTTGCTCTAGAAAATTGGGAGTTTGGAGAACCGTTCTATTTTACAGAGTTGAGCACATACGTTATGCAACAATTAACACCTAACTTAGTAACATTTGTAATAGTTCCAAACCAAGCAGCACAAACGTTTGGTAGTTTATTTGAAATAAAATCAGAGTCTGATGAAATTTTTATAAGCGCAGCAACTGTTGCTGACATTGAACTAATTGACGCTGTAACTGCTACAAGGCTTCGTTCAAGTGGTGCTATTACTACAAATGCAACAACAGTTAACACAGGTTTAACAAGCAGTGGATTATCTATAACTGGAGGGCCTTATTAATAATGTCTTACGATAACGACCAAAATGAATCAGCGTTGCCAGCAGACGGCACTAACAAACGCAGCAGTGAATCTTTCCTTCCAAGATTTTTTAGAACAATTCCAAACAAGAAGTTTTTAAATAGTACATTAGACCAATTAATACAGCCAGGCGTAGTTCAAAAACTCAACGGATATATTGGTAGAGAAACTGCTAGAGCATTTACTGCGAGTGACAATTATATCGGTGATGTATCAGCTGATAGGTTTAACTATCAATTAGAACCAGCGGCAGTTATCAAAGACAATTTAGATAATGTTACTTTTTACAAAGACTATAACGACTTTGTTAATCAGTTAAACAATTTTAATAAATCTAACGACAATCATAGTGTGTTCAACCAGCAAGAACAATATGCATGGAATCCTAGTATTGATTGGGATAAGTTTAGTAACTTTCGTGAATACTACTGGTTACCTTTAGGTCCGCAGACAATTGGAATTGCAGGGAATACAGTTGATGTTGAAAGTACTTACACTGTTCGCATCGGTGATAATGTTGATAATAACACTTATGTATTCAGTCCAGACGGATTAACACAAAACCCTACAATTACTCTTTATAGAGGAATTACCTACAAGTTTGATATTGATACTCCAAACTTACCATTTACAATTAAGACAAAGAGAACACTTGAAGACGGATTTGAGTTAGATAGTTCAAGTATTCTAGTGCTTGAAGGTGTTAGTGTACAGGGACTAGAAAAAGGTATTAGTACATTACAATTAGGTACAGATACCCCTGAAGTATTATACTATGTAGCAGCAAACGACCTAGAAGCAAGTGGTACTATTATTGTTAAAGACATTAGCGAAGCAACTTTTATTGATGTTGAAAAAGAAGTAGTCGGTAAGCGTTTCTATAAAAGTAGTAATGGTATAGAACTATCAAACGGAATGAAAATTGAGTTTACCGGCGAAGTAGAACCCGCTGCTTATGCAAACGTTACATTTTATGTTGAAGGTGTTGGTAGTCGTATTAATCTTATTGCAGAAACAAGTTTAAATGTTCCAACAGCATTTACTGCTAATATTGATGTAGAATTTGATGCACAAGGATTTGATAGACTTCCTTACAGCGTAGCAATTGGCTATCCAGAAGATAAAGATTACATCGTAATCAATCGTGCAAGTATCGACGGCAACTTGTGGAGTCGTTATAACCGTTGGTTTCATAAAAGTGTTATTGAAACAGCAGCAACAGCAAATGGACAAATTGTTGATGTAGATCAGTTACAACGTGCTAAACGTCCTATTATTGAATTTGAAGCAGATCTAAAATTAAATCAATTTGGTACTGTTGCTAAAACAGATGTTAATTTAGTTGATGATTTTACGATAGATGCATTTTCAACTATTGAAGGATCGCCAGGATACAACGTTGATGGCATTGATCTTGCCGACGGCATGCGTATTATGTTTACAGCAGACACTGATATATTAGTATCTGGTCGAATTTTTAAAGTTCAATTTATTAACTTTGCAAGTGGTGCCGCAACTAACAGGCAAATCACATTAATTCCAGAAACTGATTCAGTTCCACAAACTAATGAAGTTGTGTTAGTATTAAATGGCACAACTTACAAAGGTAAGATGTTGTATTATACTGGTATAGAGTGGAAACTTACACAAGATAAAACACAAGCTAATCAGCCTCCGTTATTTGATATTTTTGATATTAACGGTAAATCTTATGCAGACACAACTGTATACCCGTCTTCAACATTTGCAGGGAACAAACTGTTTAGTTATCGAGTAGGAAATGGCACACCTGATGACGAGTTAAAGTTTCCACTTTCTTATAGAAGTATTAATAATGTCGGTGACATTGTTTTTGATTTTAATTTATTATTTGATTCGTTTACCTACACATCTGTAAATAACGCTTTTACTAAAAATACTGATATTGGATTTTTAAGAAAATATTCTGCATTAGATACATATATTACCTTATCAGGTTGGAAAAAAATTAATGTACTTAGCGAACAACTAGTAATTAGACAATATATATTTGACAATACTAGTGTTGGGTTTATTATTGACATGTATGACAATAGTGGCCTATTAACTGATCTTTGGACAAGAGTATATTTAAACAATAAATTACAATTTGAAGGTACAGATTATACTATTACTACTAATGTTAATAATAATGCAATAGTAACATTTATAAATTCATTAACTTTAAATGACGTAGTTCTTATTAAGGCACGTAGTGCAGCTACAAAAAATGCAAACGGGTATTATGAAATTCCAGCTTCCTTAGAAAGAAATCCTGGAAATGAAAATATTACAGAATTTACGCTTGGCGAAGTAAATGATCACGTTGCTACTATTGTAGAACAAAATGATGAATTTGTAGGAACATATCCGGGTACAAGTAATTTAAGAGATATTGGAAATGTAACAGAACTAGGTCGTAGATTTGTACAACATAGTTCACCAATGAATCTTGCAATGTATCATATGTTAGATAACGATGCAAATGTTGTAAAAAGTTTAAAGTTTGCAATGCTGCAATACTCAACTTTTAAAAGATTATTCTTACAGACAGCAGAAGATATAAGTTTTAGCGGTACTATTAAATCACATGTAGATGCAATTCTAACAGAAATTAATAAAGATAAAACTTCTACACAACCGTTTTTCTTTAGTGACATGATTCCTACCGGTGCAACTAAGAAACTAACTACTGCCGTAATTGATGCCGACGAATTGTATTACCCGTTGTCAACAGCATTTTCATTAAGTACACCTTCAAGAATAGCAGTGCAAGTATACTTAAATGAAGTACAATTAGTTCAAGGTAGAGATTATACGTTTAACACTGAAGGTTATGTTTTAATTACAGCGGCTAAACAGCCTGATGATATAGTTGATATATATGAATATGAAACTACTAACGGCAGTTACGTTCCACCTACGCCAAGCAAGCTAGGCCTGTATCCTTCATACGAGCCTGCAAAATACTTAGACGATACCTATCAAACTCCGAGATATATTATTCAAGGACACGACGGTAGTAAGATTGCAGCGTTTGATGATTATAGAGATGACTTATTACTAGAACTTGAAAAAAGAATTTTTAATAACATTAAAGTAGGATACGATACTAATTTCTTAAACATACATAGTCTTATCGGCGGTGACTACAGAAATACAGCAGTTAGTAAACGTCAAATTGATAGAGTAATACTAGCTGACTTTTTGCAGTGGACAAAACTAATTGACCAAGATTACACATTACATAATTTCTTTGATAGAGCTAACTCGTTTACATTTAACTACGCAGGTAGTACTGGTCCTACTGGTGCGGTATTACCGGGCTTCTGGAGACAGATTTACCAGCAAGCCTACGATACTGATCGCCCGCATACACACCCTTGGGAAATGCTTGGGTTTACAGTTATGCCTACGTGGTGGGAAACACAGTACGGCCCTGCTCCCTACACCAAAGAGAACTTGCTTTTATGGCAAGATATCGAAGCAGGTATTGTAAGACAACCTGGCGTAAAATATAAAATACTTAATAATTATAAACGCCCAGGGTTAACTAACCACTTGCCGGTTAATAGTGAAGGTAATTTATTATCTCCTATTGAGTCAGGCTATATCAATTATTTTGATAACCAATTGTTAGATGAAAGTTTTGTATTCGGCGATGGCGCCCCTATTGAAAGTGCTTGGAGAGCAAGTAGCCAATATCCGTTTAGTGTTATTACCGCATTTGCAATTAACAAACCACATATGCTATTTGCTACTGGGTTTGATAGAATTAATCAAGTAAGAAACATTTCAGGCGATTTAATATATGCTAAAACAAATACTAGAATAAAATTATCTGATATTGTATTTCCAAATACATATGAAGACACAGTTCAAGTTTATACTAGTGGTGTTGTAAACTATATTGCAAATTATATGGCAGCTGATATAACAACATCGTACACTGCCTACAAATCAAACATTAGAACTATTAAAAATCAGTTAGGATACAAGCTAGCAGGATTTACTGATAAGGACAAGTTTAGATTAATATTAGATAGTCGCACACCGTTAAATGAGGGCAATGTATTTGTTCCAGATGAAAACTATAAAATATTCTTAAACACAAGTACTCCTATTAAAACTGTTTCTTACAGTGGTGTCATTGTAGAGCGCAGAAGTGACGGCTACGTGATTAAAGGGTATGATACTGAAATTGCATCTTTTAATTATTATGCAGCAATATCTACACAATCAGATCCTAGTATTAACATTGGCGGAATTAGTGAAAGTTACTTAATATGGGATAGCGGCAAACAATATGTTGCCGGACAAAATATTGAATACCAGGGTGCATATTATAGAGTAAAATCTAACTTTATAAGCAGTACAGATTTTGATACAACTAATCTTGTTAAACTACCTGCGCTACCGTTAATTGGCGGCAGAACTGCATTTGTAAGAAGAAAGTTTAATAAAAATATTGTTCTTGAAGCAGATTACGGACAATTATTTGTTACTATCCAAGACGTAGTCGACTTTCTATTAGGCTACGGTGAGTACTTAATGGACCAAGGATTTGTATTTGATTACTACGAAGGCGATGCAAAGGTTGTATTAAACTGGCGCCACAGTGTAAATGAATTCTTATTCTGGACTACACAAAACTGGGGCGAAGGCAGTGTTATTACATTAAGCCCAGCAGCTACACAATTAAAATTTGTATCAGAGTATTCAATGGTAGATAATATCTTTGATAGTTTCTACGGATACAGTTTGCTTCAATCAGACGGTACAAAATTAGTACAGGAATTTTCAACATTAGGACGTTCGCCTAACGAGTTTATTATTCGTCCAAGAAATACCGCCGACGGTGTGTTTGCTGTTAAACTTCCTCTTGTACAAAAAGAGCATGTGTTATTGATTGATAATAAGACTGTATTTGGTGATATCATTTATGATACACAACCGGGTTACAGACAGGAAAGAATTAAAGTTCTTGGATATGTTACTCAAGAATGGGACGGCAGTTTAAATATTCCCGGATTTATATATGATGATGCTAAGGCAACAACTTGGGAGTCTTGGACGGATTATGCAATTGGTAGTATTGTAAAATATAAAGAGTTTTACTACAGTGCATCTACTAAATTATCTGGGGCAGAATCTTTTGATGCAAATGACTGGAATCGCTTAAACGAAAAACCCGAAGCAGGACTATATGCAAACTTTGAATACAAAACTAATCAGTTTGCAGATTTTTATGACTTAGATTCAGACAATTTTGATACTGAGCAACAGCGCATGGCGCAACACTTAATCGGTTATCAGAAACGTCAATACCTTGAAAATATTATTAATGATGATGTGAGTCAGTATAAATTTTATCAAGGTATGATACAGGACAAAGGTACTAAAAATGCATTAACAAAACTATTTGATGTATTGAGTAGTGCTGATAAAGATAGTTTAGAGTTTTACGAAGAATGGGCAATCCGTGACGGCCAATACGGCGCAAGTGATGGGTTTGAAGAATATGAATTATTACTTGATGAAAGTAAATTTAGATTAACTCCTCAGCCAATTGACTTAGTAACAAGTACAACCGGAACAGAAACTGATCTAGTCTACAGAATACTCCCTTATGAAGTTTACCAAAAAACTCCTAACTACAACCATAAACCTTTCCCTGAAAAGTATGTAGATACAAGTTATGTAAAAAATGCAGGATATGTAAATCCTGAAGATGTTCGTGGTATTGCAACAAGTTATGCTAATATTGCTGATTTTAATTTTGTAGATGTTAAAATAACTGATTATATCTGGGTTGGAAATGATAATCTTGATTGGGGTGTATATAAACATGTTGACACTGATTATGAAGTTGAAGCAGTTTCAGCTGGAACTACTTCGTTTACTCTAACGCTTACAACTAACGTTACTGACATTGAAGTTGATGATGTAATTGGATTACATAGTTTTAGTAACTATGTAGAATATATTGCTGAGGATTCTATAGCAGCATCAACTACAGAAAAATTTGATTTAGATGGCTTCTATGTTGTATCTGCTGTAGATAAAAATGTTATTACTTTGCTCACACCCACTGTACAAACAGAAATTACTAAATGTGTAGGTTCTATTACACGTTTCTTAAAAGTGCGTGCTGCTAATATTTCCTCAGCAAATACTATATTACAACAAAATCTTGACACCAATGATTATCTATGGATTGATAATGTTAGTGGTCTAGGTAAATGGTCAGTACTTAAGAATGAAAACTTATTTACAGAGCAATTAAGATTAACAAAACCATCAACATCGTCAGATGTATCATTTGGTACTGCGATGAGTGTTGATGATAGAAATACCACACTGATTGTCGGAGCCCCAGACCAGGGCGACGGAAAAGTTTATGTTTATTCTCGTGCCACTGATTCAATAAACTTTGTACAAACACAAGTTATCGAACCCTTTAAGTTTGGTAATGATTTAGAACAATTTGGCGCGGCAGTTGCAGTTAGTCCAGACGGAGCATATGTAATTGTTGGATCACCAAATGCGTCAAATGTTAAAACAAAATATGCCGGTACGTTTGTTCCTGGCAGTGATTACGGCAAAGGTTCAATTGTTGCTAAAGATCAACAATTATGGAAATCATTAGTTGATATAGAAGGTGAAGAAGCAAGTATTCAGTTTAATAGTTTTAATTCTATAACATATATTGTTGATGTATTAAATATAGAAAATACTAGTACAGAATCTATACCAACATTACTTGTTGGAAATTATGCAATAGATCCTAATGAAGCATCCTTAGCATTTTTAAACCAGCCAGTAACACATCTATTAATTAGAGCACCCTTAGCGCAGTATGACGGTAGCGGAGTAGGCAATCAAATTAAACTTGCCTGGAATCAAACAACATACTCTAATCAAGGATTAGCAGCACTTGCATCTCGTTCACCGTTTAACGGATCGTTTGCAGTGATTGATGCAGCATTTATAGAACAAACTCACACAATTCAAAAGAAAATTGATGTAGTGTTATATGTTAGATCGTCAACTGTTCAACCAGAATTAGGCGACATACTGCAAACTCAAACTGCTCTTGGAACAGTTGATTATATTTTTAATGTAGGTGCGGAAGTAGTAATGTACTTAACAGGCGTTAATGGTACATTTAGCAGTACTGATAGTTTATTCCGTAACGACGGTGACTTTATTGGTGAGTATATTTTACAAGGTCCGAGTGATAGTATTGATACTAGCACACAACTGGGCGGCTTCTGGTATATTGATACTCCTAGTTATACACCAACGGCTATTACTGAAAATACAGATCAAGGTAGAGGTTTAGTATTTTACGATGTTATTACAGATATAGCACACGCTTCTACAGTATTCTATAATTCATTAGATTATAACACTGCTACAACTAGCAGTCAAAATACATATAATGCTTATATACAAAAATTAAGTTATCAAGGTTTACCAGGTGCATATGGTTCTACCTCGCCGTTCTTAAGTAACTTGTATGTAGTTAGAGCTCCTAAAGCAATCAGTGATGCATTTGTTCAAGGATACAATATTGAGTTATATGTTAATCAACTACCTCAATACGGTACTAGTATTATTAGAGACCTGACAGCTATTGGATTATCAACATCAACTACTAATGCTACTCAGATAATTTATGATGTATGGGACGGTTATATAAACTTCAACTACACAAAGTTTGATGCTGCTGGCAATCCATTTGAACCTAAAGTAGGACAGACTGTAGCAGACTTAACAACCGGCGCTACTGGCGTAGTTGCATTCTACCAACGAAAAGGCCTTAATGTAACTGTATTCATTAAGAGTTTAACAGGCACTTGGTCTGAAGGCGATGTGTATGGACAAAATGCTGAAATTAGATTTAACCTAATTCCTGGAGATCCTAGTCCAACTTATCAAGCCAACAGAACAATGGGACAGATACAATATGTTAGCTTAGGTTTACCTAGCGAAGGTATTGGCAAACTTTTAGTGTTTGAAGCTCCAACAACTATACCACTAACACTATCATCTAGTTTATTAGATATAGAATATTGGTTTTATACAACTGCAACTGTGTCAGGGATACCTCGACTTGCAAATTCTCCAAGTGCAGTTAACAACGAATGGACACAAGTATATCAGATTCCAGCTGAAACAACGGGAACTTCAAGCGGACTAGCTAATGAAGGTCTTTATACTATATATTCTAAAGCTGCACCGGGTAGATACGATCGTATAGCTAGTTACACAGTTCCTGAAAAACAGGCAAACTTTAAACTTGGTAGTTCTATAAAAATTACTAAAAACGGAAATCTTTACAGAGGATTTGTTCACGCTGAAGGATCTAAAACATCTAGCTTACCGGGTAGATTGTATTTCATTAAAAAGGGTGAAGAAAATAGTCTAACTTATAATTGGGACTATGCAAAGAATAAAAACTTTAAAGGTACATTTAGCCAAGGTCTTAATTATTTTACTAATGACATTGTTTATCTAAGTAATGATCTATATGTTGCAAAAACTAATATTGCCGCTGGAGCATTTAATTTTAACGATTGGAATTTGACAAGCGATTTAGTTGATTACGTTGGATTTATTCCTAACTCAACTGGACTTAGTGTAGGCGACGACAGTACACTTACTATATTAAATCAAACTGGCCTTGAGGAATTTGGTTCGCAATTTGATATTGCAACTTCTGGAGAAGTATTAGTTGTTAATGCATTATATGATGTTACGTCGCCTAATCAAATAGTAGTTTATAGATCTAATAAAGGACATTTTGAAAAATCGCAAGAAATAGATGCACCTGATAAAACATCGGCATTTGGGTATTCAGTGTCAATCTCAACTGACGGAATGTTAATTGCAATTAGCGCTCCTTTAAATGACGACTACAAAGCAGATCAGGGCATTGTCTATATCTATAAACAAGTTGACGGAGTATTTGTTCAATCACAAACATTAAGCAGTCCTAATAATGAGAGAGCTGAAATGTTTGGTTGGAAAGTAGAATTTGACGGAGAAAAATTACACGTTTCATCTAGAAGTGCAGATTCAAAAACTAAAACGTACTTTGACGCATTTACTACTGTGTTTGATAGCGGCTTTACAGATTTTAAAACAGTTAATAAAGATGTGGGAGTTGTATACGTTTACGAAAAGATAGAGTCGGAATTATTATTTGCACAAACAATACAAATACCAGATAGTGATGTAAACTACTTTGGTAGAAATATTCTTGCTAAAAACAATCACTTGTATGTTGGGTTACCAACCAAAGTTTCTGGCATTTATACTGGCCAAGTAATAGACTTTTCTAATAGCAAGTTATCAACTATGTGGACAACTCATAGAGCTGCCAAACCTACAGTTGATATTAACAAGATTAAAAAGATGTTCCTTTACAATACAAAGGAAAATGAATTATTAACATATATCGATTATATTGATCCAATTCAAGGAAAAGTAGCAGGTGTTGCTGAACAAGAGTTGACATTTAAAACTTATTATGATCCTGCATTATATGATACTTCGCTAATTGGAGGAACTACTGTTGATGTAACTAATAGCTGGGGTAGTGACCATATTGGCGAAGTATGGTGGAATTTAACTAATGCTAAATTCTATAATCCGTATCAAGGTAATGTGATTTATAGCACACAAAATTGGACTAAAGTATTTCAAGGTAGCACTATTGATGTATACGAATGGGTAGAGTCTGATGTATTACCTAGTGTGTGGGATGCAGCAGCAGATACTGAAAACGGATTTGCAAAAGGCTATAGCGGAACTAGTCTACACAGTGACAGTGCATACAGCACTAAGCGCAAATACGACAGTATAGCAGGTACGTTTAAAACAACTTATTATTTCTGGGTAGCTAACAAAAAGATTACACCCGATGTAGAATTTAGAAAAATTAACATTAGCGATGTAGCAGATTACATTGCTGACCCTGTTGCTAAAGGATATACATTTGCTGGATTAATTAGTCCAAGCAGTTTTGTACTCTATAATGTAGAAGGATATATCAAAGGTACTGACGTAGCATTAAGTACGCAATTCTGGACAATTCAAAATCAAGATCAAAATGTTCATACACAATATCAAATTATATCTGAAGGCCTTGAAACAAGTCAACCTAACAGAGATATTATTAGAAAATGGTACGACAGCTTAGTTGGATACGATGAACAAAATCGTGTAGTCCCTGATCCGACGTTAAGCCTAAAACAAAAATACGGTTCTTTAAATAGACCAAGACAGAGTTGGTTTGCAAATCGTTATGAAGCTTTAAAACAATTCATTGAACGCACTAATCTTATCCTTAAAGAAAACTTAATTGTAGATGATAAGATCTTTACTACATTGTTTAATGCGGATCCAGCACCAGGAAAAGTAACTAACATATGGGATGCAACTGTAGATACAATAGATGATTTAGCATTTATAGGTGTTGCAAAAGCAACACAAGCTATAGTGTCTCCTGTAGTTGTAGACGGTAAGATTGTAAGAGTAGATATTGTAAATCCGGGTAGGGGTTATAGAGTGCCTCCAACTGTAACAGTTGCAGGCGCCGGTACAGGAGCAGAGTTCCAGACTACAATTGATGCCCTAGGTAGAATTACTGAAGTTACGGTTGTAGAACCAGGTGAATACTATAATACTAATCCTACACTAACTGTAAGAAGATTTACAGTTTTAGTTAATAGCGATAGTGCTATACAAGGTAAATGGGCACTATACGAAAGAATTAGTGAAACTAGAACTTGGAATAGAATTCAAAGTCAAAGTTATAATGTAAGACTGTATTGGGATTATGCAGATTGGTATGCAACTAGTTACAGTGCATTAACTGAGATTGATTATCTAATTGACAATAGCTATGAATTGACTGCATTAGACGATACCATTGGCGATGTTGTAAAGATATCAACAGTTGGTACAGGGGGTTGGTTATTATTAGAAAAAGTAGATGATCAAAATACTAGCGATTACACTGTTAATTACAACACTGTTGGTAGACAAGACGGTACAATACAGTTTAAATCTACACTATATGATACTGTTGAATCTTCTACAGGTTTTGATACTATAAGTTTTGATACTAAAATTTATGATAGTGAACCGGTAATTGAACTTAGAACTATATTAACATCAATTAAAGATGATTTGTTTATTGACGAACTATTAGTTAGTTTTAATGCATTATTCTTTGCAGGTCTAAGATATGCATTTAGTGAACAAACATATATCGATTGGGCATTCAAAACTAGCTTTATTAAAGCAAAACATAATGTTGGAATGTTAAGAGAAGATATTACTTTTAATAACGATAACCTTCCAAGTTATGAAGCCTATATTAAAGAAGTTAAACCGTTCGGTACTAAAATTAGAGAATATCTAAGTGCATACGAAGGTCTTGATAATACAAGTACAGTTGTTACTGACTTTGACTTGCCACCGTCATACAATGTAGTTGAAGGTAACATTGTTCCGCAGTCCATTAAAGTGCAAGATGGTGTATTAATTGGTGTCAACGCTGACGTTGAAACTTATCCAAATAAAAATTGGTTAGATAACAACGGTTACAAAATTACAAGTGTTAAAGTAGTAAACCAGGGTAGCGGATATAGAAGTTCGCCTGAATTAACATTAAGCGGCAGCGGAGGCGCCGTGTTAAAAGCACACATCGGAACCAACGGCAAAGTAACTAAAGTTGATGTAGTTAATGCAGGTAGCGGATACTACAGTGCTCCTACAGTGTCAGCACTAAACAATATCGTCGATGGCGGAGAAGAAGCAACATATAGTGTACAAATAGGCAATGGACTAGTTAGAGGAATACATTCTACTGTTAAGTTTGATAGAACTACAGGAACATATGTTTATACAATAATAAGTCAAACAGAAACATTTACAGCAAGTGGCAACAAGTATGAGTTTAACTTAGTATGGCCAATGGACTTATCAAGGTCGACTATAAATGTATACGTTAATAATCAAGAAGCATTAAACAGTGAATATACCTATAGTAATTTACTTGATACTACTAAAGGGTATGATCGATATTACGGACAAATCTCGTTTACTGAAGCTCAGGCTAACGGCAAATCAATAAGAGTTGAGTATAAAAAAACTGTTAGCTTAATGCAAGCACAAGACAGAATTAATAATTATTATACTCCAACAGTTGGAATGACAGGCAAGGATCTAAATCAACTTATGACTGGGTTAGATTACGGCGGTGTTGAAGTTAAGAGCTTTGGCTTCGGCCCCGGCCGTGGATGGGATGCAGATGGATGGTACGAAGACACGTGGGATAGTTATGACACTACATTTGAAGATGAAATTTTTGAACTTGATGGTTCGACTATAAGTCTTGATCTTGCTGCACCATTAGCAAGCGGTGTTGTTTATAACATTTATAAAAACGGTGTAAGAGTTGATGACGTCAACTACGGCACTGCAACCCCAGTAACTAATCCAAATGCAATATGTCAAAGTATTACAGGAGACGGAACTACTACTGTTGTATTCCTTGATAATGATGGACTTGATCTTGCTAACCAAGCAGGCGATATTATCATTATTAGAAAAACAACTAGTGACGGCACATACCTTCCAGAGCCTAATAGTTATGACACTATACTTACTGGTGGAAATCTTAATTATTCGACTGCCACTGGGTTAAGAGCAGAAGATATTACTATTGACGGTGACGGATTTGTAACTGCTACTACAAGCAGCGGTCCAGAAGAATTAGTTCCAGGACAATTGCTTGATACAGTTGATATTAAAGTATATGAAAGACCAAAAAACGGCAGTAGTCAAATTACTTCAAGAAATTATACAGGCGATGGAGTAACTACGACGTTCAGTCTAGATATAGCACCGTTGCAAGCAAACAGCTTATTTGTAAAAGTAGAATATAATATTGTATTAGCAGAAGATTACACTATTAACTATGCTAACAAGTTAGTGACGTTTAATACTGCACCTGCACTAAATGCTAAAATACATTTAGCAGTACTAGGAGTAAGTGGTACAGATATATTAGACATTGATAATTTTGTTGCAGATGGAATTACAAGTAAATTCTTAACTAATGTAAGATTTGTAGAAAATCTTCAGTACTTTGTTACACTAAATGGCGAAACATTATCTAACGTAATCCAAGAAAGTGATAACACCTACGAGTATCCAAACAACGTTGTTATATCGTTTGCTACGCCACCAGCAGCAGGAAGCGTTATAAGTTATGCTTTCTTTAGTGGTGCAACACAAAACTTTAGTGAAGTGTCTATTGATACATTTACAGCAGACGGAAGTACAGTAGCATTTGAGTTAAATCAGACTCCGTTTAATAATGAGCCAAGTGCTTGGTTTAGTATTGTAAAGGTTAATAATAAAATTCTAAATGCAGGATATACACGCCGCTTTATTACAACAGCCGCAAGCCGTGAATACCGACTAGAAGAATTCCAAGTTCCGTTGGGGGCTATTAGCAACAAAGAGATGAAAGTGTTCTTAAATAATGTAGAATTAGCATATAATCTCGATTGGACTTACACTGGTAACGGAAGTATTGTTAGATTAAAAACACGAGTTAAACAACAAGACGGTGATATACTAAATGTTTATATTACTAGTGATGGTCAATATAGATATGGATATTTTGATTCGAGCAATGAATTTGTCTCAACTCCGAGTACATTGTATATTGACAGTGCATATAACGAAGGCGATGTTATTACAGTATATCAATTTAGTAACCATGATTCGCAAGGGTTTGATAGACAGCAATATGATATTGTAGATAGAATTTCGTTAACTGTAGGAACAGCTGATTGGTATCAGTACAATCACTTAACTGCTGGATTAATTGAATTATCAAGACGTGCATTAGATGCACAATATGTTTGGGTAACTCTTAACGGTGATTTGCTAATTCCTAGTGTACATTATTATGTAACTAATAATAAGCGTTATGTTAAAATTAATGTAGAAATCACTGCAAATGATGTAGTTGAATTACTACATTTTGCAGATCCTGTATTAGTTAACAAATATGGATGGAGCCAATTTAAAGATATGCTCAACAGAACGCATTACAAACGTCTTGACGATAGAAACGGTGTAATGTTAGCCGCTGATCTAAAATGGTACGATCAGAGTATTACAGTAACAGACGGATCTTCCTTACCTGAACCATCACCAACAAGCAGTGTTCCTGGAATATTGTTTATAGACGGTGAACGCATTGAATACTTTGTAAGAAATGGTAACGTACTAAGTCAACTACGCAGAGGTACATTAGGTACTGGTGTTAAGACAGTTTATCTCGAAGGAGAAAATGTTTATAACCAAGGACCAACTGCAACTATGCCATACAAAGACGAAACTCTAACTTCGCAATTTTTAGCGGATGGCACTACGGCAACATATCCGTTAGACTTTGTTCCAAATAGTGTTAATGAATTTGAAGTATTTGTAGGAGGCAGACGTTTACGTAAAAATACAATTAGTTCTTATGTAATGCCAAATCCGACAGCACAAGATAGTCCAGAGGGCGATGTAACTTTGCCGGCAGAATTTAGTATAAGCGGTTCTGCACTAACATTATTGGAAACACCAATTGAAAACGTTAAAGTAACAATTGTCAGACACACCGGAATAGTATGGAATGCACTTGGGACACCTCTAGGTGAATCAGATACAGACATTAGTAGATTCTTACGTGCAGCAACAGTTGACTTGCCGCGATAAATACAATAAGCAGGATATAAAACAAATGACAGATAAATTAAATGAACAAAGTGGTGTGTTACTTCAAGGACACATTAAAATACACAATCCAGAGACTGGAGAGGTTATTGTAGACAAACGCAACGCTATTCATTATGAAAATATGAGTATTAGTCTTGCAGAAAGTTTAGGCAATGCAGGCACAGGCTGGATTTATCAAATGGGATTTGGCAACGGTGGCACTAGTGTTGACCCTACAGGTATTATTACATACTTGACGCCAAACAGCACAGGCACAAATGCTAGTTTATACAACGAAACATTTACTAAAGTAGTAGATGATAGAAGTGTAAACAATCTTGATCCTGCTCGTAACAAGATTGAAACACGCCATGTGAGTGGTACAAATTATACTGATATTTTAGTAACTTGTTTGTTAGATTATGGCGAGCCAAACGGCCAAGATGCATTTGACACTGCAACAAGTCCGGATAGTCTTTATGTATTTGACGAACTAGGACTAAGAGCATACAGTGCAGGCGGCAATGGTAGACTTTTAACACATGTTATTTTTCATCCTGTACAAAAATCACTTAATAGACTAATTCAAATTGATTATACAGTTAGAGTACAAAGTTTATCTGGCTTTAACGAGGGATAATTTAAATGGCATATACAATACAATTTACTGATAGTGCTGATAAAGATCCAATAGTAATTGAAGATCAAACAATCAACACAACTACAAGTATAAAATTACCAGGTAGGAATAGTACCGGTTATGGCGCTGCTATTGCTGAAGACTTGCTACATTTATTAGAAAACTTTGCAAGTCCTACTGAACCTAATAATGCTATCGAAGGCCAGTTGTGGTATAATAATAACAGCGGACAATTATTAATTTATGACGGTACTGTTTGGCTATCTGCAAGTGGACTTAAAAAGAGTTCCACAGAGCCAGACACTACCCAAGCACTTACTGGCGATTTATGGGCCGATACTGATAACCAACAATTATATTTGTTTACAGGATCTAATTGGATTTTAGTTGGTCCAAATTTTAGTCAGGGCCTAACAACTGGAGCAACACCTAATACTATTATTGGTCAAGATAACGCAGAATATACAGTTATTGAAATTCAAGTTAATGCCAATATTGTTGCCATTATTGCATTTAATACATTTACTCCTAAAGCAACAATTAACGGATTTAGTGGTGTACAAATTCGTCCAGGTATTAACCTAGCAAACCGAGACACAAATGCCGATGGCATTAACGATGTTAAGTTTTATGGTACTGCTGAAAAAGCAGAAAGTCTAATTGTTAGTAATTTAGCAATTCCTGCGGCTAACTTTCTAAGAGGCGATATAGAATCGACAACATTATTTCCGTTAAATGTTCAAAACAATAGCGGCATTGCATACGGTATCAATGCAGAGCTTAATATCGGTATTGAAGGCAGTGCAGGAATTATTCAACATAATATTGAAGGCTCAAATATTGACTTTAGAGTTAGAAATTCCGGAGATAGTAATACTGTTTTAAGAATAGATTCAAGTTTACGAGTTGGTATTAACAACGAAGCTCCGGATGAAGCATTAGATGTTACTGGCAATATTAAAACTAATGGAATTATTACAACAACTAACACTGTCCAAAGTACTACTATTAGTAATGGTGCATTAATTGTTAAAGGTGGCGCTGGCGTTGCTAAAGCATTAAATGTTGGTGATTCAATAATGGTACAAAAGGGTATAACATTAGGCAATAACGATCTAGTAGTTGATACCGCAGCAAGTGATCTAGTACTACCAGATCTTAACAACGCTAGAAACATCGGTAGTGCAACTTTGCGCTGGAAAAAAATATATGCAACTACCTTCTTGGGAAATTTAGAAGGACAGGTAAGTGGCAACGTAAGTGGTAAATCAGGTAGTGCTGATAAACTAACAAGTTCAACAACTTTTAGAATGACCGGCGATGTTGAAACTGTTGAAAATGTATTTGACGGACAAACCGGCGGCGGCGTAAAAACATTTGCACTAACATTAAAAAATACTGTTATTAGTGCTAAAGAACAAGTATCTAACAGTTTATCAAGCGATGAATTTTTAATTGATAGAATAAGCGGCGTAGCCACAGGATTGAAACGTATAACTAGGTCAACATTATTTAATAGTATTACAGGGTTAACTCCTATCGGAAGTATTATGCCGTATGCAGGACTTGCTGAACCATCAGGATGGAAATTTTGCAACGGCCAAGAACTAGCAACTGGTGTATATAATCAATTATTTCAGCTAGTTGGAAATAATTATGGACCAACTCCAAGTTCGGGATATTTTAATATACCTGATCTAAGAGGTAGGTTCCCACTAGGTAACTTATCAATGGGAGGTACAAGTCCATCTGTTGACGATCCAGACATTAGAAATAGAGGATCAAATGCAAGTGTAGTAGGAGCAGTAGACGGAACAGATACAACTACTATAGGATTAGAAAATCTACCAGAACACCAACATAATTTAAAGTCGTCCGGCGGACAACAATTTTATGTACATAGAGAAGTTGACGGCCGAAGCAACTTGCCGACAGGTTCAGAAGGATCTAGTTTACAAACCGGCGCAGAAGATTTATCTCAACGACTGCCAAATAGTGGTGATGTACTTGTACCTGCTGGCAGTGGGTTTAGTAATGTGGGTGCAGCAATTGATATTATGAATCCATTCCAAACTATTAATTATATTATCTACACAGGAGTTACTGCATGAGCTATAAAATAAACAAGACCAATGGTGATCTGTTAGTAGAACTTACTGATGGCATAATTGATACTGCATCTACAGACATAACTTTAGTTGGACGTAATTACAAAGGTTTTGGCGAAGCATTTAATGAAAATTTTGTTAAAATAGTTGAAAATTTTGCATCAACTAGTGCTCCTAGTAATCCACTAAAGGGCCAACTTTGGTATGATAACAGCGAAAATAGATTAAAAATTTATGATGGTATTAGTTTTAGAACAGCAGGTTCGCCGACGGTAAGTAGTAGCCAACCTACTAACCTTGTATCAGGAGATTTGTGGATCGATAACGCTGAAAATAAATTATATTTTTGGGACGGAAGTGATTTAGTATTAGTTGGACCACAATATAACGCAACTCAGGGCAAAACAGGTCTTGAAGCAGTTACTATGGTAGATACTAGTAATCAGATTAAAACTGTGTTAGCGATGTATATAGGCGGCGTACTTGCTGGAATATATAGTAGATTTGAATTTACGCCAGGAGTAGATTATAATATACTTCCTTATACACCAGGCAGATCAATCAAAGTTGGATTTAATCCAACGGTAGTTTCAGATTTTAAACATCAAGGTACTGCATTATCTGCAGAATTGTTAATTGATGCTCAAGGAAATACGTTTTCTGCTACTGATTTTATACGAACTAACGAACGTGATAATTCAAATGCAGTAGTCGATCAACAAATGGAAGGCGCATTGTTTGTTAAGGGCGATACTGGTGTTACTGTAGGATATGGCGATACACAATATGCATCGTTTAAAACAGTTGATAGTGGAACTACAACATCTATAGAACTTAAACAATTAAATTATGATTTTTCAATTAGAGTGCCTCTAGGCAATGACTTTATTGAAGCATTCACTCTTGACACAAGTACAGGTCGTATAGGTATCTACCAAGATACTCCGACAGTTGCACTTGATGTTACTGGAGCCGGCAACTTTACTGGAAATCTTACAGTTGGAGGTGACCTAATAATCGAAGGCGACACTGTTACTGTTAACACTGCAACAATGACAGTGGAAGATCCTAACATTGAATTAGGAAAAGTAGACACTCCTACAGACACAACCGCAAATCAAGGTGGCATCACACTAAAAGGCGCAACCGATAAAACTATTAATTGGGTTCAGTCAACAGGAAACTGGACATTTAATCAAAACATAGATTTAATTGCTGGCAAAGAATATAGAATTGAAAATACACAAGTACTTTCTAAAACACGACTTGGTGACACGGTTACAATTGCCGCCGGACTAACTACAGTAGGTACATTAGGAAGTTTAAGTGTCACTGGCAATGTTACATTAGGTAGTATATCGACGCCAGGCGCATTAAGCATCACAACTGGCGGCACAATTACACTTAACAGTCAAAAAATTACAGGAGTAGCTACGCCTACTACTGCAACAGATGTAACAAATAAAGCATATGTTGATACATCAGTCGCTACAATTCCAATTGCATTTGCTTTAGACATTACAGGACTAACTAGTCCTAATCCCGCAGGAACAGGCAACGGCCCGATTGTAGATGTTAGAAGTATATTAGAAAGTATTAGCCCTGCAAATAGTGCGAGAGAAGGCACAGTTGCTACTATTCATTGTACTAGCTACGCTGGTGCCACAGTTACTGGTATTAACATAACTGTGACCACTAATGGCACTGGGGTATTACAAAAATCTACAATTGCAGTTGACAGTGCCGGCACTCAAAACGAATCAGTAATACAAGATATTACAGCAGCAAATCCGGCATCGGGTACGGTAGTTTTAACTCCGTCACGCCACACAATGATATTTACAGTTACGGGCGCTACCTGGACATTTACCAGCACAGGCGTTTATCCTTAACTTGCGATAAATACTAACAGCAAGGGGTTATTTAAATATGGCGTATACAATTAACAAATACAACACAAATCAGTTAACCATCGTACAAGATGGTACGTTGGATCAAACAACTGATATCAAGCTAGTTGGTAAAAACTATGCAGGTTACGGTGAAATACAAAACGAAAACTTTGTATTTTTGCTAGAAAACTTTGCTGGGGCCAATCAACCACCGAGAGCAGTTACAGGGCAACTTTGGTTTGATACTGCAAACAGCAAACTAAAGTTCTATGATAGTACTAAATGGCGCACGACAGGAGGTGCCGAAATCAGTGCTACGGCCCCTGCAGGGTTAGCAACTGGCGATTTTTGGTGGGACACTGTTAACGAACAGCTATATTCATATAACGGCACAGATTTTGTACTGATTGGACCGCAGGATGCTGGCTCTGGTATTACGCAAATGCAGAGTAGATCAGTTCGTGATGATCTTGCAGTTAGTAAGAGTATTATTGCAGCAACAATTAACGACGAAGTAATGTTTATTATTAGTCCTGTAGAATTTACAATTGATAGTGCCGATGCTGAAAATGCTATTTCTGGATTTGATGTAGTACGTGCAGGAGTAACCCTTAAAAATACACTCAACGCAACAGCTGGTATTACTAGCGGAACACAACGATTCCACGGTACAGCTACTAACGCTGACAAACTAAACGGCATATCAGCTGCTAATTATGTTACTGCATCACCTGGACAACCGAGTGTATTTACTGAGATCACTAACTTCCAAACCGATGCAGGTATTGCTATCGGCGCAGGACTAGATTTAAAAATCTTTATTGAAAACGACAACCAGGGTGTTATACAAAATGCGCAAGGTGACGAAATTCGTTTTAGAACTAAACAAAGCGGCGGCCTATCTAAAAATATTATTGTATTTACACCAGGTGTAGTTAAACCTGGCCTTAATGCTGCCGGAACCGCAGCTGAATCAGTTACGCTAGGCGATATTAGTAATCAGTTTGCAGCAGTATACGCAACTAATATATACGGAACTTCAGAAAAAGCAAGTGCGCTTATAGTTGGGGGCACTGCACGAGTTGGCGCAGTTGACACAATTGGTACAGGTACTAGTAGCAGTGTTGCAGTGCGTGATGGCTCAGGTAACTTAAATGCAGTACTGTTCCAAGGTACAGCAACAAGTGCTCGATATGCTGACTTAGCAGAAAAATATTCAACAGCAGAAGAACTAGCACCAGGTACCGCAGTAGCAGTATGTGCTTGCGAGGACCACGATGTAGAACCTGCAAAAGCAAGTGATCATTGTATTGGTGTAGTATCAACAGCTCCGGCGTACATGATGAACAGTGATAGTGAAGGACAATATATTGGTCTTAAAGGTCGTCTTCCTGTGCGTGTTAAAGGTGCTGTTAAAAAAGGTCAAGCAGTTTATGCAATGGCAGACGGCGTATGTACAACACTTGCAACAACTGCATTAGTGGGTATTGCTCTAGAATCAAACGCAGACGAATTGGAGAAACTAGTCGAGTGCGTTTTAAAAGTATAAATAAAATACATAGTTAAAGAGGAATAAACATGGCAGTAACAGTAGGTCAATTAATTGGCGAAGCAGAATATACAACATTAAAATCTGGTATTAATCTTGTTATGGGAACTCCTACTGGAACTGGCACAGGTGCTGCTGGGTATAATCAAGCACTAACTGCTCCGGCAGTTAACCCAGGAGATAAAGTTACAGCCGCAGCATGGAACGCACTTAAAACAGATGCAGATAAAGCATATACGCACCAAGTTGGTGCAGCACCAAATCCTGTACTTGCTACTGTAAATACAGATAGCAGTATTACAAAAGTAATACATGATGGAATTGAAGCAGTAGTTAATTTTATTAAACTTGATGGTAATAGATTTACACTAGGTGCAGGACAGTTTACAACAGTTTCTGCTAGAAGTGCAACAAAAACTAACTGGAACGGAACACAGACACACGATGTTACGTATACCTGGACTAGTTCAACAGCAGCAAACGCATTTTTTAATGCAGGCGGCAAACTTACACTTACGTCAACGTTATCTTACACAGGCGGCGAAGCGAAAACATTAGACTGGCAAACAATGATGGACCCGGGTACTATTACAGTGAATTATGTTGATGTGACCAAATCAGGAGCCGGCGGCACGATTACTAATAGCAGCGGATATTATGATTTAGCTGGGGAAGTAGAAATCATGAATCGTAACGGTGCAAATCCATACTCGGAAAACCGTTATAAAATCTTTGCAAGTGCAATCACTAACGGTGTTAGAATTCGTATGCAATACCAAGACAATGACGTCGGTGACCAAACTGGTATCGGCGCAGCAGTTGACGAAAACGTACAAGGTACATTAACTAGTGCAATGAGCTACATTCGTCCAACTGGCTCAAATGTACAAGTAGATGCTCCTATTATTGCAACTGGCGCAACAAATACTTTCTAATTTTACTTGACAGGCTCCAAATTATAGTATATAATAGTATTATATTAGGAGTTGTCATGGACGAGCGTTTAGCTAAAGCATTAGAGTTTTCTAACTTTTTAGAAACACAAAACAATCAAAAGCGTATTTTTCTTGCACAGTATAAGGAAAATCTTATACATTATACCCATGGACATAAATTTACAGTAACACAAGAACTAATTAATTTCTGCCATACGCTATCTTGTATGTATCCAATTCATGCAGTAATATTAGACGATAATAATATTCCTTTTACTATTACAGACATTGATGAATTTACCAAAGAACTAATAGGTGTGTATGTGTTTGCATCTCGCAAATATGCTGTCGATTATGAAACAATTAAACAAAATAGATCAGTGCAAGGACTAGTCGATCTATGAAGCAAGGCATAGTACTCTTTGCATTTAATAATAGTGATATTGACTATGTAAAACAGGCTATATATTGTGCAAAGCGAGTAAAGCAATATCTCAATCTTCCGGTTCAGTTAATAACTGACACTGTTGATTATATTGAATCTACGTATCCGTTTTATAAACGTTATATTAATCTTGTAACTTATACTGCTGCTCCTAGTAACAATTCTATTAAAACATTTAACGACGGAATATATTCCAGTAAAAAATTAGAGTGGAAAAACTCTGCACGTAATAGTGCATACGAGTTAAGCGTATTTGATAAAACAATTGTAATTGATAGTGATTTATTAGTATCAAATGATAAGTTATTAGCATGTTTTAATACTACCGAAGATTTTATGATTGCTAATCATTATAACCTAGTTAATCAAGGCACAGAACCTAGTTTTGATAGAGTAAGCGATAAAACTATTCCAATGTATTGGGCTACTATATTGTATTTTACAAAAAGCAATACTGCAAAAACTGTTTTTGATTTAGTAAGTCACATTAAAGAAAATTATAATTACTACAGAACAGTATACGATATCACAGAGTCTAAATTTAGAAACGACTTTGCATTTAGTATTGCAGTGCATATAATGCGTGGATTTGAAAATAGTAGCAACTGGCCAAAACAATTACCTAGTGATATGTGGGTATCAACGGATAAAGATATTTTAATAGATGTTAATAGCAACGTTATTAAATTGCTTGCACACAAGTCATATGATTATCTTCCAGTAAAACTTACAGATGCAACAGTTCACGTTATGAATAAGTTTAGTTTAAATTCTTTCATTGATAAGGAGTTTGCAAATGAGTAATGGTGTATGTGTACTTGCACAAAATAATAATAAAACAGATTATGTACAACAAGCATATGCTCTAGCATTAAGTATTCTTGCAACTGCACCTAACACAAATATTAGTATTATAACTGATGATGAAATTCCAACTGCATATAAAGATGTGTTTGATCAAGTTATTTCTATACCTTGGGGGGATTTAGCAAAAGAATCTGATTGGAAAATAGATAATCGTTGGAAAATCTACCATGTAACTCCTTACAAAAATACACTAGTATTTGATGCTGATATGTTGATATTAGATAATATTACTCTAATATGGGAAAACATTGATCCTATTATTTTTACAAACACAGTAACTACATATAGAAACGAATTAGTAACTAATAGATACTATAGAAAAACATTTGATTCAAACAATTTACCTAATATATACACCGGTATGTATAAATTTTCAAAATGCGACGAAGCTGATACTTTTTTTAAATTATTAGATGTAATAATGCAAAACTGGAAAGTATTTTATCAACAATATGCTCCTAAAAATATGCAAAATTGGAATAGTGTAGATCTTAGTGCCGCAGTTGCACTAAAGATTTTAGACTTTAAAATTAATAATGATCTAACATTTACTCATATGAAACCTCAAGTACAAAATTGGAGTCATGTACCGAGTAAATGGACTGATGTGCTGCCTGTAGACTTTGGTAATAATAAACTTTATATTGGTGGATACAAACAATCAGGCATTTTGCATTATGTTGAAGATGAATTTTTAACAGCAGATATGTTAAAATGGCTTGAGGAGTGTGTATAATGTATTATATCTATTATAACAATGCTGGCGCAATTACAGCAGTTGCTAATATAACAGACGATTCTTTTGGCGAATATTATATTGAAGTTGATTTACAAACATATACTGACTTTTCAAACGGCATCAAGCAAATATTAGATTACATTGTAATTGAAAATGCAAAAATAAAAGGTAAGATACACATTGTACTCAAAGACATTGACAAGGCAGAAGACCAAGCACAGTCTAGATGTATTGTTGTTAAACAAGCAATAGAACATAATGCAATTATTTTAAATCAAAACTTGTTTAACGGTACTTGGACAGTTACAAGTACAATGGATGATATAGTATGTACAATGTTTGCACAAGGAGAAAATTATATTAAAGAGTACTATGTAGTTGATCCTAGCAATCAATTTATATTATTAGATACATTGCAAGTTAATTTGAAAACACTTGCATTATGCGATACTGTTACATTAGAAAATTATAATACAGAAGTATGTAAACAGCGGGTAAGCCTTTTGTGTAGCGCATATTATGTAAAACACATACATAATGTACAGGAGTAATAAATGAGAATTATTGATTACGATATTATCTATCTGTCATATGACGAACCTAATGCAGAAAAAAATTATGCAGATTTACTTACTAAAGCACCATGGGCAAAGCGTGTAGAAGGAAGTGATGCTGCACACAAAGCCTGTGCAGCACTAAGTGAAACTGATCGATTTATTACTGTTGATAGTGATAATATTATACGTCCTGGATTTTTACAGCAAGAGTTAATTATTCCTGCAGGCAGTGATTTAGAAAAAAGTGTTATTAGTTGGTGCGGCAAAAACGAAATTAACGGATTGATGTATGGCAACGGTGGCCTCAAATGCTGGCCAAAAGAATATGTTCCTAACCAATCTCCACTTGACAAATCATTAAATCCAATATATACTAGTAGCAATAAACTAGGAGTATAACTATGGACGAACGTTTAGAAAAAGCACTAGACTTTTCTAATTACATGCTAACACTCAATAATCAAAAAAGATTGTTAGCAGAAAAATACCAA